GTAAAGGTAAAGGTCTTAGTAAATTACCTAAAACTGTTAGAAATAAAATGGGCTACATGAAAAAAGGTGGAACAGCTATGAAGAAAGCTAAAGGCTACAAAAAAGGTGGAGTCGCTACTAAAAAAGCTAAGGGATATAGCAAAGGCGGAGTCGCTAAAAAAGCAAAAGGAATGAAAAGGGGTGGGGTAAAGACTAGGAGAAAATAGTCTATGCCAAATCTCATATCGAATGTACCCTACTTTAAAGTATGGGTAAGAAAAGAGTTTACAGCTAATCACCAGGATTATCATGGTGAATTTCTACATGGATTAGTAATAGCAGTAAATTGTATACCAGATAGATCATTATCTTTTCAGATTGTATTTACTGGTTGCGAAGCTGAAGATGATGAGCCTAATGTACATGGTGGTGCTATGTGGGCTCGAATGCCAATACAAGGTCTAGTTGCTGACATACCACTAGATGAATGGCCTGACAGAATGGAAAATCATTTATGTCAACCTTGGGATTGTATGTCAAGACAACACTCAGTTGTCGTAATGGATAGAACATCATCATCTCCCTGGTACGCCAAGATAGATGGTGAATTTTATTTAGCTAAGTATATCTTTACTGTAGATTATACAGAAGATGAAATAGCTGATAGTCCGGACCAACATAAACAAAGTCATGTATTATACTTGACTGAAGGTCAATGGAAAGGGAATATAGTAGCGTTACCTAACAATAGAGTAAGAGTTACTAATCCTGCATTATGGGTTACTGGAGAAGGAGCTCCTGATTTTGCTCCTAGTCAATGGACTCATAGTAGCGAAGAACATGAAAGTTATACTGATCCACATATAACTTTTAATAATTTGTATAAGGACTAGTATGGCTAGAAACTATAAAAAGGAATACAAAAATTACCATGGTAAAGATGATCAAAAAAAAAGAAGAGCATCTAGAAACAAGGTAAGAAGAGCTGCTTTACGTAAAGGTAAAGTAACTAAAGGTGATAAGAAAGATATAGATCACAAAGATGGTAATCCTAAGAATAACAAAAAAAGTAATCTTAGGGTAGTATCAAGAAGTAAGAATAGATCCTTTCCTCGTAATAAAAAAGCAGGAAAGAAAATTGTAAGGAGAAAGAAATGAAAAATTTAATAATTGTATTTGTATTAAGTTTAAGTTTAATAGGTTGTGCTGCGTCACAAATATCTTTAACAGCGTCTGCACCAAAAGGTAAAGACCTAGATATTACTATTAAAACTAAAGAAAAAACTGAGTAAAGGAGAAACACCATGCCAATGGTTGGAGATAAAAAGTTTTCTTATACAGACGAAGGTAAGAGAAAAGCTAAAGCACATGCTACCAGTACAGGACAAACTATGCATGTTGGTTATAGAAAAGGTGGTGGAGCTTTGAAAGTAGACTCTCCTACTGGTAAGAAATGTTTATTTGGTATTAAAAAATAAATGGCTATACCTACATTTAAATCACAGTCAGTAGCATTATCTACTACGAATAGGACAACTATTTATACAACTCCTAGTTTATCTCGTGCTGTTATTACTTCAATAATGATAGCAAATGTAGATGCATCTTCTGCTGCTACAGTTAAGTTAGAGTTTTATGATGCATCAGCTACTACTCACTTTGCACTTACAGGAGCTAAAAGTGTAGCTGCAAATGATTTTTTAGTCATATCTGATTCTCCTATTTACTTTGATACAGGAGATCTTTTATCAGCAACAGCAGGTACAGCTGACGATATAACAGTTACTGCTTTCGTAGAAGAGTATTCAACAGGATTCTAAATGTCAAAAGAACTAACAGAAAAACAGAAAAAATTTATAGATGCTTTATTTGGTGAAGCAATGGGTGATCATAGATTAGCAATGGATATAGCAGGCTATAGTCCTAACACTACCTGGAGAGATGTTACAGCTAATCTTAACGAAGAAATATTACAAGCTTCAAAAGAATATTTATCCATGCATGCACCTAAAGCAGCAGTTGCAATAACAGGTATCATTGATGATCCTACTGAGTTAGGTAATAGAGATAAACTTACTGCAGCAAAAGATGTATTGGATAGAGCAGGCGTAGTAAAGCAAGAGAAGATAGAAGTAAACACTCCATCTGGTTTGTTTATACTGCCTTCTAAAAATGAAGAAGAAGAAGTAGATGGAAATTGAATATAAAAGAAAACTAGGTTCTACTGTTCCGTTTGGTTGGGAACTTGTAGAAAACTCAAAAGACTTATTAAGAAGCATACCAGAACAACAAGAACTATTAGATATAGCTAAACAGCATGCTAAAACATCTAGTCTACGTGAAGTGGCTAAATGGTTGTCAGCAAAAAGTGGTAGATCTATATCACATGTTGCTCTATTTAAAATGCTAAAGAAGGATGAAAGTGAACGAAATAAAAAAGCAGCAACTATTAGATGGGAACGAGTTAAAGCCAAGACAAGGGCAGAGACGCAAGAAGACCTCATCAAAGAAGCAGAAAATTATTCGAGCCAAAAGGAAGCCACCAGTTAGAGCTAATATAGTCGAGACTGATGATGATCTACAAGTTATCGAAGAAGAAAGAGATATTGTATTTCAACCTAACAGTGGTCCACAGACAGACTTCTTAGCATCTAATGAAAAAGAAGTTTTATATGGTGGTGCGGCAGGTGGAGGTAAATCCTACGCTTTACTAGCAGATGTGTTGCGATATTGCAACCATCCTAACCATAGTGCTCTTCTACTTAGAAGAACAAATGATGAGTTAAGAGAGCTAGTGCAGAAGAGCCAGGAATTATATCCAAGAGTATTTCCTGGTGCTAAGTGGAGTGAAAGAAAGTCTTTATGGACATTTCCCTCTGGTGCTAGAATATGGATGACATATCTTGAACAAGATAAAGACGTTCTAAGATACCAAGGACAAGCGTTTACTTGGATAGGTGTAGATGAGCTTACTCAGTATGGTACACCATATGCTTGGAACTATTTACGTTCTCGTTTACGTACTGTAGATAATGATTTACCTACGTATATGAGAGGCACTACAAACCCAGGTGGTCCTGGGCACATGTGGGTTAAGAAGATGTTTATTGATCCTGCTGCTTATAACTCACCGTTTTGGGCAACAGATATAGAAAATGGAGAAGTACTAACTTATCCTAAAGGACATGAAAAAGCAGATAAGCCTTTATTTAAAAGAAGGTTTATACCTGCTAAACTTACAGACAATCCTTACCTTTCTGAGGCAGGAGAGTATGAAGCAAACTTGTTATCTTTACCTGAAGTACAAAGACAACAATTACTAGAAGGTTCTTGGGATATAGCAGAAGGTGCTGCGTTTACAGAGTTTAATAGAGATATACATGTAGTAGAACCTTACAATGTTCCTGCTTCATGGAAAAGATTTAGAACATGTGACTATGGGTATTCAAGTTGGTCAGCATGTTTATGGGTAGCAGTAAGGCCAGATAATAAATTAATTGTATATAGAGAACTTTATGTACAGAAAAAAACAGCAGAGGAGTTAGCAGACTTGATACTAACTATTGAAAGAGAGAACGATGATAAGATTTGGTATGGTGTTCTTGACTCATCTTGTTGGCACAACAGAGGACAAACAGGTCCTTCTATTGCAGAAACAATGATATTAAGAGGATGTCGATGGAGACAGTCCGATAGAAGTAAAGGAAGTAGAGTAGCAGGTAAAAATGAGCTACATAGATTATTAAGAGTAGATGAAGAAACAAGAGAAGCAGGGGTTGAATTTTTTTCAAACTGTGTTAAACTTATATCAGAATTACCACAAATACCTTTAGATAAAAATAATCCTGAAGATGTGAATACTAAAATAGACTACGACCATGGATATGATGCACTACGTTATGGTATTATGTCCAGACCAACTCCTAGAGGGTTGTATGACTTTTCCAACACCGATTGGAAAAAACCTTGGAAACCTGCTGATCAGGTATTTGGATATTAAACATGGCTGAAGAAAAAACTACAGAAACAGAATTAGAAATGAAGTTAGATGATGACGAGAAAATGACATTATCTACTTATGTTAGAAATAAGTATAATTACTCAAGTGACTCTCGTTACTCACAAGAATCAAGATGGATGGACTCTTATAGAAACTATAGAGGTATCTATGGTTCAGAAACACAATTTACAGAAACAGAAAAAAGCCAAGTATTTTTAAAAGTCACAAAAACAAAAGTAACTGCTGCGTATGGTCAAATTATTGACGTACTGTTTGCAGGACAAAAATTTCCATTAGGAGTTGATGCAACAAGATTACCAGATGGTGTAGAAGAATCTGTACACTTTGATCCTAAAAATCCAACTCAACCACAAGATGATCCTAACCAAGGTAGTTTATTTCCACCAGGTTCTAAAGAAGAAGAACTAGAGTTAGGAGCATTAAAAGAATTAGCAGATGACTTAGAATTAAAAGAAGGTGCAGGTGTTACTCCTACATCTATTACATATCATCCTGCAGAAGAAGCAGCTCGTGCTATGGAAAAAAAGATACTTGATCAATTAGAAGAATCTTCAGCTTCTAAACATTTAAGATCAGCAGCATTTGAAATGTCTTTATTTGGTACAGGAATACTAAAAGGACCATTTGCTCAAGACAAAGAATACCCTAGATGGGAACAAGATGAAGAAGGTAATGGTACATATACACCTGAAATCAAAACAGTTCCTAGATTAGAGTTTGTTTCTTGTTGGGATTTCTATCCTGATCCTGCAGCTAATAATATGGATGAGGTAGAATATGTGATTCAGCGACATAAATTAAACCATGCTGATATGAGGGCACTAAAGAATCGCCCTCTGTTTGATGAAGATGCCCTAGACGAATGTATCGAAATGGGCACTAATTACACCAGACAATGGTGGGAGGATGATTTAGATGACTACGATTCGACAAATGTTAGCGTTGATCGCTACGAAGTCCTTGAGTTTTGGGGCAACATTGATAGAACAGTTGCAGAAGACGCAGGCTTGGATATACCTAGAGAATACTCAGACGTGGATTTGGTTCAAATCAACGCTTGGGTTTGTAACGACAAAATTTTACGGTTGGCGTTTAATCCTTTTATGCCTATCCGTATTCCTTATTTTGCTGCTCCTTATGAGTTAAACCCTTACTCTTTCTTTGGAGTAGGACTAGCAGAAAACATGGTAGACACACAACAGCTAATGAACGGCTTTATGCGAATGGCTGTTGATAATGCTGTTCTATCGGGTAACCTGATATTTGAGATTGATGAAACAAATCTCGTACCAGGTCAAGACCTAGAAGTATACCCTGGTAAGATATTTAGGAGACAAGGTGGAGCACCTGGTCAAGCACTATTTGCTACACAGTATCCTAATGTATCTTCTCAGAATTTGATGATGTTTGATAAAGCAAGAGCCTTGTCCGATGAATCTACAGGCATTCCGTCTTTCTCACATGGTCAGACTGGAATACAAGGAACCGGTAGAACAGCGGCAGGGATATCTATGTTAATGGGTGCAGCTCAGATATCTATTAAAACAGTGGTTAAAAATATAGATGACTACCTATTACAACCACTAGGTGAATCTTTCTATGCCTTTAATCAGCAATTTGATTTTGATCCTGATGTACAAGGCGATATAGAAATAAAAGCTAGAGGTACAGAAAGCCTTATGCGTAACGAAGTAAGAAGTCAAAGACTATTACAACTTATGCAAATTGGTTCTAATCCTGCACTAGCACCTTTTGTAAAGTTCCCAGTAATACTAAGAGAGATAGCACACTCATTTGATCTTGATGCTGAGAAGTTTGTAAATGATGAAAGAGAAGCTTTAAGACAAGCTAAAGTTATGCAAGCATCTGGAATGATGCAAGGACCACCACAACAACCACCAGGGGCAGGAGCACCACCTCCACCAGAAGGAGGAGGAACAGTTCCACCAACTAGTCCTGCAGGTACAGGCAATAGTCAGATAGGTCCTGGCGGAGCACCTGAACCAGGAATGCCAGGATTTTCAGGAAGGCCACCTAGTGAAGGAGAAATACAGTGAGTCCAGAAGTAGCTAGAAAATTATTAGTAGTAGCTAATAATAAACAATCTATAGATGCTTTATTTGATTACGCAGAAGAAAGAATTAAATCTCATGTAAAAAATCTTATAAGAGAAACAGACCATAGCAAGATAATACAAATACAAGGTAGCATACATGAGTTACAAAGATTTGCTACGTTCAGGGATGAAGTAATACAAAAAGCTAAAGAGGGGAAAAATGGAAACATTACTAAATAAAAAACCAGGTGAAGCAGAAGGTGACGGTTTAAAAAATCCATCTATACTAGATCCAAAAACATCTGATAAAAAAGCTAAAGCTGCAGATATTAAGAAAAAAGTTAGTGGTGTTGCAAAAAAACCACAGCCAAGTAATACTAATATTCAAACAGCTATGTTACTAGAACCTGAAAAAATATTAAAAAAATATGAAAAACCTATTATGGCTAACGAAGGTGCAATACCTGTAACTGAAGAAGAAATTAAAGAACAAAGCACTAGACAACAAAGAAGATCTCAAATTATAAATCAGTTAGATGAGGCAGGTCTTTCTGTTCCTGCTATAAAAGCAATAGTAGGTAATATAGATATAGAGACTGGTGGTACTTTTAGCCACACACAAAAACAAGAAGGCGGTAATGGTTACGGATTATTTCAATTTGATTTTCAAAAACCTTTTTATGATAAATATTTAGAATCTCAAAAGTTAGAAGACAGTATTAGTTCTCAAGTATCCTACTTTTTAAATGAAATAAATACAGGTGGTACAATAGGTCCAGGTAACGCTAAAAGTATAATGGATGTATTTAATGATCCAAAAACTACACCAAAAGAAGCAACAATAGTATTAGTTGATAAATTTTTTAAACCAGGTAAACCTCATCTAGAAAGAAGAATAGCATCTGCTATGCAAGGATATGATGAAGAATTAGAAGGATTTAAAGAAGGTGGTCTAGCAGATAATGCTGATGATACACCAGGTGCTACAGAAAGTGAAGTAGCTGATGATATACCTGCTATGATATCTGAAGGTGAACTAGTAGTCCCTGCTAATGTAGTTCGTTACCATGGTTTATCTAAGTATGAAAACATGCGTAAAACAGCATTAAACGCTTTAGATGAACTAGAAGACAACGGACAGATAAGACCTGTTGATTCAGATGGTACACCTATAGTTAAAGATGTAAAAGAACAAACAGATGAAGTAATGGCTAGTAAAGGTGCTACTGTAGCTAGATATAATGAGGGTGGTTCTCCTAAAATAACAACAGGTGGTCCTAGAGTACCCACAACTCCTGCACGTAGAGAGTCTACTATAAAGTATGATGAACAAACAGGTACAGGCAAATATAACTACACTGAAGAAGGAATAAATAAGTGGTTAGAAGATAATGTGATTATGAATGTTCAAGCAGTAGGTTTTGGTAATTCTGGTAGAAGGTATAATTCAGAAACAGGTATGATTGAAGAGTATAGCTATAAGAATGCTACACCAGGAACTGAAAAAATTACAGGAACATTTAAACCTGAAGACTATTTTGCACTAGAACGTGTACAAAAAGAAACTACTTATGGGGGATACAGTCAACAAGAAAAAACTTTAAATGATTATTTTTCACAAGATTTAGAACCTGTAACAAAAGGAACACTTACAACACCAGAAGGTAAAGATTATAGAGTAACTAATCCTAATACAAAGATAACAGCTACAGGTCCAAGAACTACAAATATTATAGGTGGTGATTATACAGGAGGTGCTAACTTACCTAGTTTTGGCGTAGATAAAGGAACAGGTGGAGGAGATAAAAAAGATTTAGGAGATAAAATAGTAGATGAGTTAACTCCTTACGTAAAAGCAGGATTAACCATAGGTGCATTAGATCTATTATTTAATCAAGGAAAAATAACAGCTAATGCTTTAACTTGGGCTAAAAATAATATATTTAGTGGTCAGGTATTTAATCCTGAAAGGTGGACTTTATTTAAAGATGGAAAACTAAAAATAAGTTATGACAGTGTTACAAAAGGAGCACAAGCTGCAACAGGAGCATTAACAGAAACAGCAAAAAATATAGCAGCTGGTCAGTCTATTACATCTCAGATATCTATTGTTGATGGAAAATATATTTTTAATGGAGTTGAGTATACTTCAATGGATGAAGCTGTTCGTGCAGGTGAAACTTTAAAAGAAAGTTTAACAACTAGTGATGCTGTAACATCTGGTGCTGATGCTGTAACAGTAGGAGAGGGTGGTGTATGGAATTGGAAAACAGGTTTAGCTGCAGTAGGTGCAGGATTATCACTATACGATATTATAGAAAATGGACCTAGTGTTGGTAATGTTTCAGGATTAGGATACTCAACAGGTGTGTTAGCACAACAAGGAGTATTTGGATCAGCAGCAGCTGCCTCAGCAACAGGAGCAACAATGTCAGCAGCAATAACTGCATTAGGTTATATAGCATTAGCTGCAGGCTTAGTACAAATGTTTAGTGGTCCTCCTTCTAATAAAGTAGGCGAAGCTGCATATAACTTTGATAACCCAGAATATAATCCAGACGATATTTTATCAGGTGGTTTTTGGACTAAAAAAAGAAGTGACGAAAATATTAATGGTGCTAAAGATATAGTAGCTACAGTAGGTTCTTATGTTTCAGCTATGGAACAATCATTAGACATAGATATTGGTGGTGAATTATTTATTGATGTAGGTAACAGAGAAGGTCTTAGATATGGTTATGTTGAAGGCTATGATGAACTAGGCATGTATAAATATCATAAAAAAGATCTTGATTATGATTTATTACATGGTCCAGGGCAAGTAGGAAAAGGATTTACAGGAGAAAATTCAGTTACACAATTAATGGATCAAATTAATGATGATGTAAATGTTATTACTATGTTTGCATTAGCCGATAAAGCTGCAGGCGGAAAAGGGTATGCAACATTTGATAAAATTGGCGAGTATAGAAAAAAAATAAATACATTATCTACATACAAATCTGGTATGGCAGGATCAAACACTACAGCAGTACTAACAGATCAAGAAAGAAATCTTTTAGAAGGATTTCAAAAGAAAGAATTTGCTCAAGTTACAGGAGAAGAACTTGCAGCATTAATGCCTATCTATGACAAGATAGCACCAGTGCAACAACAGAATAGTTTTAATTTTAATTCACTAGGTATGTAAGCACTGTTTAATGGCTACCTACTAACCCCTAGCAATAGGCAACTGAGTAGCCCCATAAAGGAGAAATAAATGTCAGAAGAAGTACAAGTAAAAAAAGATGAAGACACAGGCGATACAATTATGAAAAAGCCTGTAAGGTATAAAAGAGCAGAACCAACTATGCAAGAGTTAGCTGCTGAAGAAGAATTAAAAACAAGAGAAGGTTCTACAGAAGAAACAACTGAAGAAACTACAGAAGAACCTGCTAATGCTGAAGAAGCATCATTTAAGAAAAGATATGGTGATTTAAGAAGACATGCTCAAAAAGTTGCAGATGAAAAAGATGCAGAACTTGAAAAAATTAAAAAACAGTTATCAGAAGCTACTAAGAAACAAATAAAGCTTCCTAAAACAGATGAAGAACTAGAAGCATGGTCTGCTGAATACCCAGACGTAGCAAGAATAATAGAAACTATTGCTATTAAAAAATCAAAAGAAATGAATGCATCTATTGAAGAACGCTTAGAATCTATTGCTGTAAAAGAACAAAAGTCAGCAAAACAGATAGCAGAAGCAGAACTATTAAGATTACATCCTGATTTTGAAGATATTAGAAATGATGTTAAATTTCATGATTGGGCTGAAGAACAACCTGAGTATATTCAAAAAGCTTTATATGATAACGAAACAGATGCTAAAGCTGCATCTCGTGCTATTGATTTATATAAAGCAGATATGGGTATTACAGGTAAGAAAAAAGCAAAGTCTACAGATGCTGCTAAAGCAGTAAAGACAAAAGGTGGTTCTACCCCTTCAGACAGTGCTAGTTCTTCAGATATCATAAAAGAGTCTGATGTTGCAAGAATGACATCACAAGAATATTCAGCAAATGAAGAAGCTATTGCTAATGCAATACGTTCTGGAAACTTTGAATATGATGTTAGTGGAGCAGCTAGACAGTAATAATAGGTTGACAAAACCTATTTTTTGTATATGTATGTAACATATACTACAATCGTAGTAGGCCGAAAGTGTCA